GAAACAGACTACGACCTGGACGCCAGCAATAAGTCCACGGTGCTTTATGACCATGCGCTTGATCCGACCATCAAACGCCGGAAGCTGGGCATCGGAGAGATGAAGATTGATGACGTCGGGGTGTGGATCGAATCTCAGCTCAATCTGCGCGATGAGTACGAACAGGCCATCTACGCAATGGCCAAAGCCGGAAAGCTGGGATGGAGTTCCGGCGCGCCGTCGCACCTGGTCGAGCGCAAATCTCACGAGAACGGCGCTCACGAAATCCTGTCCTGGCCATTGGGCAAAGACGCCAGTCTGACCCCTACGCCCGCCGAGCCGCGCATCGTCGCGACCACCAGCCTGAAGGCTTACCAGGAACACGAATTCAAAGCCCTGCGCTTTGTCCGAGCCGACGAAGCGCCGGCAGACGCGCCCGCCACTGAAACCAAGACGGCGGACAAACAGCAATTCATCGAAGTCGAGATCAAAGCAGCCGCGCCCGCTGAGACCAACAGCGGCGGCGCGCTCTACGAGAAGGAACTGGCCAAGCGAACGCAGCAGGTTTGGGAGCTGTGGAGTTCGGCCCAAAGCGTCTTCGAGAAAATCGGCAAAGCGGCGCGGAACGACGACCTGTTGGGAGTCGAGCCGGACATCAGCGCGCTTGTCACAGACGCAATCAACGCATTTGTCGCGCGCCTGACGCCGGCAGTAATCGCGCAGATCACCGATTACGCCAACGGCGAAGGCAGCAGCGAATACTTTTATATCAAGTCTTCTCTTGATTACCTGAAAAGCGGTTTGGTGTCCGAACAGCAAGTACAGGATCACTCTGACGTGGTGGTGTCCGCCGTGGAAGAGGTCGCAACCAAAAGTGCCGCGCTTGTTGAACCGCTGGGTTCATTCACGCGGCGAGTCCACGACAAGCAGAAATTCCGCGAAGAGACCAAAGCGGGCCGCAAGCTCAGCTCAGCCACACTGACCAACATCGGCACAACCCATACCGGACTAGGCGAAACAATCGCTTCGCTCCAGGCCATTCACCAAAGCCTTGGTGACCTGATGGAGTCTGGAAAGCCGAAGGAAGAGCCGCAGCCGGTCGTGATGGCCAAGTCCGCTGACGAGGAAACGATCCGCCAACTCCTTGCCGAATCTCTGCACATCGAATCGCGTTTCGCGCTGTACCCACAGGTGTCTGCGCGCGCGGCTTAGGAGTGATTATGCCTTTCGAGAAAAGCGACAAGTGGAAAGAGATGGATTTCAAGAATCTTTCCGGCTTCGTGACAACGCGCCGCGAAGAGTTGGACAAGGTTTGGGCCGAGAGCAAAGACCCCGAGACCGGAAGCGTTAAGGCTATTGGCCAGGAGGTCGTGCAGGAGATCCGCGACCGCAACGCGGAGCTGGGCGAGGCCACAAAGCGCTGGGAAGACTTGCGCGAAATTGACGAGACCTTCATTAAGAACAAGGAAGCGTTGCGCGGCCTGAAGGAAACGCCGCACAATCCCACGCCATTCCCAACAAAGGGCAAACCCGGCGACGGCGCCCAGGCCGAACGCCAAACCAAGAGCATAGGTGAACTGTTCACGGAAGCCAAGGAATTCCTGGAATCTATCAAGTCAGGTCACACGGATTCGTCACGATACTCGGCTGAGTTACCCGACGTGGATGTAAAAGCCACGATGACGACGGCAGCAGGCTTTGCGCCCGCCAATGATCGAACTAACCGGGTCGTGGATTTCGCGCTGCGACGTCCCGTGGTTGCCGATCTGATCCCGCAAGACCCCACTACGCTCAGCAATATCCGGTATATGGAGGAAACAACCTTCACAAATAATGCCGGACCCGTTGCCGAAAACGCCGCCAAGCCGGAATCAGCGCTCCAATGGACTGAGCGTAACGCGCTGGTGGAAGTCATCGCGACTTACATCCCAATCACAAATCAACAGCTTGACGATGTGCCAAATATCCGCGGCGTCATTGATAACCGTCTGACTACGATGTTGCAGCTAGCCGAAGAGAACAAACTTCTCAACGGCAATGGCACCAGTCCAGAGATACTGGGCTTTTATAACAAGCCTGGTATTCAGACTCAGGCTAAAGCCACAGATCCGGTTCCTGATGCGATCTTCAAGGCATTCACCAAGGTGCGTCACACAGGCTTTGCGGAGCCGACCGGCGTTGTTTTGCACCCCAACGACTGGCAAGACATCCGTTTGCTGCGCACAGCAGACGGCATCTACATCTGGGGTAATCCAAGTGAGGCTGGACCTGAGCGTATTTGGGGCAAGCCGATCATCGCGACCACTGCCGCAACTGAGGGCACAGGCCTTACTGGTGACTTTCAGTTGTTTTCGCACATCAGCCGACGGATGGGCATCACCATCCTAGTTGGTTTGGTAAACGATGACTTTATCAAGAACAAACAGACTATCCGCGGGGAAGAACGCTTGAGCCTTGAGATTCTTCGGGCGGCTGCGTTTTGCCTGATTACCGGTATTTAGTCTGCGATTTGTACTGGCAGAGTTTCTCTTTCCCGCCGGGCGATGTGTTCCATCGTCCGGCAATTTTTCAAAGGAGGAAAAAATGCATACGGCACTCTTACTAGATGGCAATCCAACTCCTATCAGCATTCGCGTGAATGAACAGTCAAGGTTTATTGCCTCGCCTCGCGGCGGAGTGGTCAAGAACTTCGAGTTGATGAGGAGGTTAAGCGATGACGATGTGCTGATCTATCGGGCCACCGGGATCGCGCTTTCTGACGAAGAGTTTGAAAGCTTAGCCCATAAGGAAGCGGATCCGTATCGCCGTCCAGAAGCTTACCGAAACATCAACCGCGAAACGCTGCTGTCACACTGAGGCTACGACCTCGCGTTTGTTAAGCAAGTTTTCAACCGCAGTTTAGGAGGAAACAGTCATGGGAATCATCTCTGGTGGCCGGGTCATAGAAGGCGCAATTGGCCCTTACGTGCTTGAAGGCGCGCCCAGTAACGGCACGAACGAAGTCCAGACCCTGACCATCGGTGGTACGCCGTCGGCAGGCGCTGGCAGCTATTTCAAGCTGGCCTTTATGGGCTTCATCACAGGCCCGATTCTCTGGTCAGCCACGAACGCCACTCTGCTGGCCGCGATCAATGCCGCGCTGGACGCTCTGCCGCACGTCGGCAACGGCGAAATCCTGGCCGCTGCTGGTTCGCTGACCAATGGCATCGGGACCATCACACTGACATTCAGCGGCGAATGGGGCAAACGAGCCGTCCCGACAATCACAGTCGCGGAAAACAGTCTGACAGGAACTGCGCCAACGGTCGCAGTCACAGAGACTACGCCAAGCGTTGACGCGACATTTCGCGGTGCGCCGGTTGGTGCCGAGCTGCGCGACGTCACCAACGGCAAGGTCTACATCAATACAGGCACGCCCAATTCTCCGACTTGGACGGTCGAGGGAACGCAGACCTAATCCGCAATCCGCAATCCGCATTGTCAAAATCTTGGCAATACATTGGCTGATTTATGGCAATTCATTGGCAAAAGCCACACGAGGTAAACATGGCAAACACAGTGATTTCGCAAGCAACCTGGTACCAGAACGCAGATAAATCGGCGGTCACGTCCAAAGAAGATTCGCCGGCCGCCGCCTTCCTGCTAGTTCGCGCAGGCATGCCGGTCGAAGTGGATCAGCTCAAGAAGTACGGCCTGCCGCTTGATGGCAGCATTCCGGAAATCGAGAGGGAAACGGGATTGCCCGTTCCTCAGAAATCTACGGATGAGATTGCCAGACTTGAGGCTCAGCTTGCTGAGTTGAAGGCGAAGCAGTCAGGAGAAAGTGCTGGCAGTGACGGCAAGCCCGAAAGCGGAAGTGTCATCGTCAAAGACGATGGCGCCAAGACTGACGGCGTAAACGTTGTCAACACGGATGCCAACGCCACCAAACCAACGGCCAGAACGACCGCCAAGGCCGCTGATAACAAGACGGCGGACGCCACGAAACCGGCGGACACCAACAAGCCTTAAACCATGCCGACGGTCGAGCAAGACAAACAGGCGGCACTGGCCAGGTTGCGACTTCTCGCGGCCTACGACGTGCCGCCTAAGCTTACCGATCCCGAGCTGATCCAGATTCTGGAGGCGCGGCAAATCGGTGATTACTGGAAGCCTGGCACTGTTTACGCGCCGGGGGCAAAGGTCATTCCCGCGACCGCCAATGGCCGCATCTACAAGGCCGTCAGCGGCGGCACGAGCGGGCAGGTGGAACCAAACTGGTCAGCCGTCAGCTATGACCGCTTCACCGACGGCACTGTGACGTGGCAGGAGGCAGGAGCGGCGCTTTCGGGCGTCTTTGATCTGGAAGGTGCGGTTTATGACGCCTGGGGAATCAAGGAAGGGCGCGCTTCGGTGTTGTTCGCGACCGACCATTCTCAACAGCAGGTCTTTGATCACTGCCGCCTTATGCGACAGCGATCTCGCCCGGTAAGGATTGCATGAGCCTGCATTCAGACCTTTACGAATCTGCCTTTCAGTTCGGCAATCAGGTCGAACAGGTCGAGCAGGGCGAAGAAGCTCAGTTCGTGTTGTTGACGATGGATAAGGCGACAAAAACACTTGTCGAACACAAGACGGTTGCCGGTCAGATGCGGAGCGCTGATGTGCGAAACAATCTGCCGCCGGATGTGCTGTTTGAATTGATGCTGCCTGAATCCGCAATGGTGCAGGCGGATGTCAAAAAGGTCTA